GATACAACAAAAACAAAAGATGAATCTCCACAAGAGGAGCCTAAAGAAAAACCATCTTCAGATGAAAATCCTGAGGTGAAGAGTGGAGAAGATACAACAAAAACAAAAGATGAATCTCCACAAAAGGAGCCTGATGAAGAGACTAAAGAAGAGACTAAGGAAGAATCTCCCGAAATAAAACAACAAGAGAATAAAATATCACAGATTAAGAAAGATATTGAAGACACAAAAAATACTCCGATATCAAAGAATTTTGATGAAAAATTAAAAGAAATTGCTGTAAAGGAAAAGGAATTGAAAAAAGAAGAAGAAAAACTAGCTGAACTAAAAAAGAAATCAGAGCCGCAAGAAGAATCAGTGGAGACCCCCAAAGTTTCTACTCCTAGATTTGTCAAATTCAGTGACTTTTTGAAAAATAAAACCAATTCATAACATGAATTTTAAGATATTTGAAGAAACTATATACGTCAAAGAGCCGCAAGGTCTTCTAAAGAAGTCTGCACAAGTCAAGCGCTGGAACAAAATCGGCGTTGGCAAAAGTGGAGATGGATATGGAGTCTATGCGATCGATGATATCAACGACAATGAGACCGTGGATGAATGTCCATGTGTAGAGATGTCATTTGATGACATCAAAGGAACACCGATGATGGATCATGCGTTCAAAATAAACGATGACACGTATATCATCTCTTGGGGAAATGGTTCCGTCTACAATCATAGAAATCAACCAAATGTACGCTGGGAATATGTTCCAGAGAAAAAAATTCTCAAAATTGCTGCTGTTCGTCCAGTGAAACGAGGTGAAGAACTTTTCATTTCATACGGAAGAGAATACTTCAGCACACGTGAGAAAAATATGAAATCTTAAAAAAAAAACAAACAATGATGAAACACATGAAACACATCAAAACATTCAAAAGCTTCGTAAACGAAAGCAAAATTAATGAACAAACTATTGGATCACGTGCCAAGAAACTAGCTGATCTTGCTGGTAATGATACATTCCTAACAGACATGATGGATGCTGATGAGTGGGATGATTACAAAAAAGAAGTAATGAAAGCTGTAAAGAAAATTGGTGGAAACCAAAACGATATTGCTGTAATCGGTAGCGAAGGTGCTGATAATTGGGATGCTTGCGTTAATTATGCAAAATCTTCAGGAATAAAACACGCAATTGCTTCAACTGATGATGGCGATTTCTTAGTTTACTTGTGCAACGAAAGCATAAATGAATCTTACGGTAAAAGTCTTGATGCTTTAAAAGCTGCTCTTCCAGGTGTAAAATTTACTCCAATGTCTCCAGATGATCTAGGAGATCCCGAAGGTTATAAATCTGTAGAAGGATATTCATTCATAGTTTCAGGCGTCGATGAACCAGCTACTGTTGTAATATATAATGGAAACAGCTTTTGCTTCTGGTATGATTCAGCTCCAATCGGAACTTCTTTGCACAGCAAATCAGAAATAAACAACATGAACAATATGGGTTCTGAAATACCTAAGCCTCTTGCTAAGTTGAACAAAGATGTATTCAAATCAGTAGTTGATTACCTTAAAGAATACTAAATACTAAAAAAACAAACAAACAACAATGAAAACATTCGCGGAAGCAATCAATGAAGGGAAAGTTTCGATTGAAGACACTCCTTTTGTAGTATCGGTTTACAATGACAATAAAGGATTAGCAATTCAATTCTTACCTGCGAAATCTAAAGACTTTTACAAATGGAGTACTAACGAAATCGTATCAAAATTGGAAGCTGCTCTTAATAAAGCGCTTCCTCAATTGGATGGATCTTTTTATTACGAATCAGGAAATTATTCTTCTGCTGGGTATGTATTTCGCATGTACACAAAAGGCTTAGCCGATTATCTTACAAAGAACATAAAGTAATTATTCACCGGATATATACTATCCATCAAACATATTCTTATGAAACACAGCATACCACTGTTCAAGGTATACATGACCGAATCCGCTATCGATAAAGTATCACAAGTACTTCGTAGCGGATTCATTGGTCAAGGTCCGGTAGTCGATGAATTCGAAAAGAATCTAAAAGAATCATTTTCTTACGACCACTTAGTGACACTCAATTCAGCTACATCCGCAGAACACCTTGCACTGCACATGCTGAAATCTCCAACGGCTCATTTCCCAGGAATTCAACCGGGTGACGAGATTCTCACAACACCGATGACATGTACAGCTACCAACTGGCCAATCCTGGCAAACGGTTACAACATCAAATGGGTTGACATTGATCCTGAGACTCTTAACATGGATCTTGATGATCTTGCTCGAAAAATCACACCAAAGACAAAGGCGATCATGGTCGTACACTGGGGCGGCTACCCGGTTGATTTGGACAAGCTTGATGTCATCTGTAAAAAAGCACAGATGATCAATGACTTCAAACCTGCCATCATTGAAGATTGCGCACACGCAATGGGAAGCCTCTACAAGAAAAAGCTCATCGGCACCAGTGGAAATTTTTGTACATTGAGCCTACAAGCAATTAAGCACGTCACTTCGGGCGACGGCGGTATCTTGTTTGTTCCTCGTGAATATTATCGCAGGGCCAAATTGCTACGTTGGTATGGAATCGACCGAGAAGGCGACCGTAAAGATTTTCGTTGCGAGGCCGACATTCCAGAGTGGGGATTCAAATTTCACATGAACGACATCAATGCAGCAATCGGTATCGAGAACTTTAAAAATATGAAGTTCATCACTGATAAGCATCGTGAAAATGCTGCTTATTATGATGAAAATCTCAAAGGAGTCGACGGAATAACGCTATTAAAAAGAGAAGCAGGATTTGATTCAAGCTTTTGGATTTACAGCATATTGGTAGAGCGCCGAGACGATTTTGCTCGTTATATGAAAGAATGTGGAATCGCTACATCACAAGTACACGAAAGAAACGATGTTCACACCTGTGTCACACAATATCGCACAATCCTTCCTAATCTTGATAAAACTATCAAGAAAATTTCTGCACTTCCTGTCGGTTGGTGGGTAACTCCCGAAGAACGCGAGTACATTGTTGATTGCATAAAAAAAGGCTGGTAAATGAAGATACACTATATAGTCTCTGTCTACATCGGCAAACGTCTCACACAATCGGTCAACCGTTTGATCGAAAAGGACCCATATCATTTCATAAAAAAGCATCTGGAATGTTTGTCTAAGTTTAAAGTTCCTGACATTTCAAAGGTGACATTTGTCATCAGCAAAAATGATGCCGAGATCGATGAACATGCAAAAGATGTGCTTCAAGAGTATGATCTTGACATACCTGTTGAATTCATACTTCGAGAAAATCTTGGAATGTCGTACGCTGGGTGGAACGAAGTGATACATAAATCGTTAGAAAATGGAGATGACTATGATTATTTCTTTTTGATAGAAGATGATTATGTACCGCATATTGATTATTTCTATAATTATTTCGTAGAAGCTGCAAATGAAAGAACTTTTTTTGTTGCGCAGAAATATATGAATTTTTCTGAAAATGCGCATCCAGCAGTCAGCAATGGACTTGTTTCATACAGGCTAGCAAAAGATGTAAAAGCAAAGATGGGAAGCGTTTTTAAAGTCGACGTTTCTACTGGTGATTACTGGCTTGGTGTCCAAAATCAAATCCATTATTTAAAGAATGCGCAATCTATGGGGTATGAATTTCACGATGTTGAATCAACGACTATTGTGCCTTTTTTAGATAGGACTAAATACTCATTTTACGGCAACATAAAAAATCCTATCGTGCTGATACCCGAGTGCGATTTAGATTGGCGATCTTCTTACAGAGACCAGCTTTATGGATTTAAGTTTAGAAAAGCTTCAGAAATATTAGAAGATGAAGAAAAAAATGGAGTGCCTGCGGATGAAAGGCTCTCTGGAATATATGGACGAATGAGAAAAATTCGTTCTTTGTATAATCACAACAAAGACACTTCGAATTTTTCAAATGAAGAATCCAATAAATTTTACTTCGAGAACAGAGACAACATTTACGTAATATTTGAAGACGATTGCATCGAACTAGCAGGATATTGCCACATTAAGAAAAAAGATGACCTGATCTTTGTGTCTCCTAAACTAATGTTCCACTATATAAGAGGTGATATGCAGTATGTAACAAAGTTTGCTATTTTCCTCTCTTGGTTCTGTGAAGAAAACAACATCAAAGAAATATATTGTGAAGCATTAAAAGAGAATAATAAATTGATCTCGCAATTGGCCAGGTCAGGATTCTCTATTGGTACAGAAACAGGAAACACTCAAATTTACAAATATGTACAACCATAAGAACGGAATCATACTCACAAAAGCATCTGAAATTGATCTAAGTGTGCTTAAAAGATTGAAAGACGAGAGCTGGTTTGGGACTCATAATATTGCTATCGTCAACATGGAAGATCAATACAAGTGGTTTAGCAATTTGGATAGCAAAACTTTGATCATGTCAGCACAGAACGAAAGCGGACATATCCTAGGTTATTACAAATTACTTAACATTGACTGGATCAATCGAAAATATGACATGTCGTATGATGTTGTAAAGGATCAGCGTGGAAAAAGACTTTCGGTAAAAATCTTAGAAGCAGGAATTGATTTTAGCTTTGAGCTTCTAAACATGAACAGAATCGATGCGGAAGTTTTAAGCAACAACATTGCTAGCCAAAAATCTTTGAAAAAGTCGGGATTTATCGAAGAAGGCAAAAAAAGAAAAGCAATTTATCGATGTGGAGAATATTTGGACAGCATATTGATGGGAATATTGATGTCAGATTGGGTTGAATTAGAAAGAGTAAAAGCTGCTGAAGGATGCTGCAACAAAACATATAAGCCAAAAGATGGAAAATAAACCGTTTGTAACAGTACACACTGTCACATACAATGAAGAAGTTTTGATCAAATTTTTTATTGATCATTATCGAAAAAAATTTCCCGGATGCATCATAAAAATTTGGGACAATTACTCAACCGACAGCACCGTCGAGATTGCAAAATCTCTGGGTTGTGAAATTTTTTACTATGACTCTGAAGGATTTTTTGATGAAAGATTCAAAAATAAAGTGCAAAACGAATGTTGGAAAGACGCGTCTACTGAATGGTCAGTTGTCTGTGATTGCGATGAATTGATCGACATAGATCAAGAAGAGCTTCAAAGAATAGATTATCAACGCCACAATCTTGTAAGATTTCAGGGCTACACTTTGGTAAATAGAAACGATCAAATAGATCTTCACGGAATGAACATGGGTTTTAAAGATGACGCCTATGGAAAGCCATATCTGTTTAAAAATTCTGAAATTAAAGACATGAATTATTGTCTTGGATGTCATTTTGCAAAACCAGTACTTCGAGAAAACCAAAGTCTATCTTCCACTGAAAAAGTGTACAATGCGTATCATTACAAATATTTAAGCTATGAATATTCAATAAATCGCAGAAAACTTTGGGCTTCAAGATTATCTGAGTGGGCAAGAAAGGCTGGCGCTAGTTTTGAAGTCATTGCCACCAGAGAACATTTAGAAAAAAATAATTTGTTGCATCTTGATTTGGAACATATATTCAATGATCAAGAACTCATACAAGTCATTCAATAAAAAACAATTACTATGAAAACCTACAATCAAATACTCGAGGTTGTAAAATCAGCTCACGAGGATGTGGAAAAATTCTACACAAAAGGAAATGCACAAGCTGGAAAGCGAGTCAGAAAATATATGCAAGACTTGCGAATACTCGCAAAGCAAATGAGAGACGAGATACAGGACCTTAGAAAAGGCCCTTCTGAAGAAAAAGAGTAACTATGAAAGTGACAGTCTATATTGAGAAAGACAAGTTCGATGAATTTTTTACATGGCTCAACCGGATTAACTTTGGAGTTTTTTGCACACAGCCGGTAAAATTTTCTCATCGAGAGAGTGATATGAAAGATCCTTTTAAGATCATTCTGGATTCTCGTGAATATACTGCCATCAAAGACAATCATGAGGATCTTGAGCGATTAAAAAGCAACTATGGAGATTGTGAGCTTGAATTTCTTCCTGAGACGACCGAAAACCATTTGCTCTTAATTCAAGACATCGTCCGTGAAGCGGGTCGTTACGATCTGGCAAATGAGGTCATCTATACGGCTCTACTTGTCATGAAAAAGCTACCCGACGTTACACCTAGCGAAGCCATCATCATCGCAGAACGTGAATGGATTCCTAAGTGATATATAAAGAAAACTATTTTCGAAAACCGTATAAAAGTTATACGTCAAGTGCGGTTGGGATAAGATAGTCTAGAAAAAAAAACAAAACCAAATGAAAAGACTTCTATTTCTTTTACTGATGATTGCTTCGCTAACAGTAAAAGCCCAAGACACAATTCGTCTTAAACATGAAAATTACACTGCTGTCTACAGCAAATCTTTACACTACCCAGTGCTTGTTGAATGGTGGGAAACCACGGCAAAAGATCAATGCGCAAATCAACTACCAAGAAAAGACCAATTTGCTCCAGATCCTTTATTGTTGAACGAGACAAAATTGCAAGCAGATTATGATCTTGCCAATAAAACTCATAAAGCTGCAGGATTAAAAGGTTTTGATCGTGGACACATGTGTCCAGCAGCATCAAACGAATGTAGTGGAGAAAAAGTCCTGACCGAGTGCTTTTATTTTTCCAATATGGCTCCTCAATATCACAGCTTAAATGCAGGAGACTGGAAATCTTTGGAGACTCTTACAAGAACAATTGCGATACAAAATGACTCTGTTCACGTATGGGCTGGATCCCTAGGATCCAGCGAAAAATTTGGTACGACTGTTATACCTACTACTTGTTGGAAAGTTATTTACATTGTAAAAAAGAAAGAATACCAAGCTTACATTTTTGCCAACACTGCTGATAAACCATCCGGATTGCCTTCTCACAAAGTCACTCTTGATGCAGTAACAAAGCTCACAGGATTCAAATTTCAATAAAAGCTATATTTTTTTGTAGAACCAGCCTTATTTATGCAAAGGCTGGTTCTTTTTTTGATATATAGTCTAAAATAACCAAAGATAAACATGAGTAATCTCTCGGCTAATCTTACCATAACATCAAGGGATTTATTGGGAGTTCCGGTCAATATAACGACAAGTTCTACATCTTCAAACCAGAACTATGGAAAGATGGGATCAATTAAGATTAATCCTAACGAACAATCGCGCTTGACCGAATTTAGCTGCGGTTCTAACGGTGCTTACATATACGTGCAATCTCCTTTGTCAAATCCTGCAAATGTTGCTATCAATCTATATAAAAGTTCGGATGAAACTCAGCATCATTTGTTTAGCGTCAACACATTGGTCGCAGAACCAGAAAGTTTCATCACGCTTCAACCTGGAGACTTTGCTTGGGTTCCGTTGTCTGCGACTGTCAAAAGTCTGATTGCGTCGACTACCAATGGTGGATCATCTTCTTTAAATTTTTTGTATGTGGATCGTGGTGGTGACTACGGTCAAAGCGTGTTGAAAGTCTTTCAAGACAATGACAACAGTTGGAAATATTTCATCTTCGATGCTTCTTCTGGTCAGCCAGGAAATATAGTAGATTTTGTGCATCCTGCATATCCTACTTTTCCTGTATCGCTGGCTGGCTGGAATTTGGACTTAATATATGCAGTACAAAATAAAGGGTACGTTGTAATATTTAGTAGTACTGATGATTACTTAATGTATTTCATAGGTTCAGATGGTAAGCTAATCTCCAATAATATCAATGAAACTGTTGATAATTCAGGAAGAACAAATAATTTGTACAGACTTAATGCAACAACCAGTAGCAACAATGGCAGAATCTTCAACACTCAAGGAATGTTAAAAGAAATTCACTATGAAGATGGACTTGGATATCTAAATGGGTTTGGATTTGCTTACACCGAAGGATATGGAACTAACGAAGCCGTATCTAAATTGGCATATTTTGACGGAGACATGATTACATATCATAGTTTTCCAAATTGCTGGGACAACCAAATAACAATTTCCGATGATTCGGGATGGGACCAATGCACAAAAGACGGATCTTTTGTTCTAAAATTCAGTGAGGCTTCTCAACCAGGATATCCTTCAAATGATTTTTATATGGTGTTCAATTCTTTGAAACATGCAGTCATAGACAATTATGTATCAGGAAACTCAATCCCACAACACTATCTTTCGATCAATGCAAATGTGATCGTCTTTCTTTCTACCGATGATACCAATGGACATTATCAAAGATTCATGGTTTATGACACTAGTGGAAAGTTGCTCAAAAATGTAGACATTAGTGGAGTACTTACCGATGGATTAGACTATGCATTTTTCTACGGAAATGGAAATTTTCAAATGATCTTTGAAGATTACACGACTAACAATTTATTTTATATGATGAACTACAATAGCTCATCGAATATTTTGTTGGGAGGAGATCTTTCATGGAACATAACAAATTCTTATAATTATAGAGCTTCTTATAATGGAAACTATCCAATAGTCAACTATGAATCTCCGCTTAGCAATTATGTAGGTGGTTCAATGTCCATCATTTTTTATCATACATCTGGCTACGATTTAAGCAATGTAGTCGCATACAGAAGCGTAGATTATGCATATATCGATTATATCATTGGGAATGACACCAATCGTAGATACGCTCTTACAGAAAATAGTCAAAAGTGGATCAATTCTAATAGTTACTCATCATACGACCAAAACCATGCGCTTGCAGGTGCGATCATCGTGCCTTATGTAGAAGCAAATACCATGAAAACTTTGATTCTTCTTCCAGGAGATAATAATTATCAAGATATTTCTTTGACATATGTAAATGGAATTCAAGCTGATGCTGTCTATGATCAGCAGATCAGACCTATCAGTGATACTGAATTCTTTTATTGGACTTATGCAAATAACGCACGCTCTTACTATGATGTATTTGGAATAGACGGAAACCACAGATCTAGCTTCAACTACTACCAATATTTATGGAACCATCGAACCAGAGTGGGATGTTTGTTGGTAAGAACTCCAGCTTGGAACACAGATGTTTCAGGATCGGATGAACATAGCTGGATATACCGTCAAAGTACAGGATCTTTTACAGATCCTCTTACCTATTACCCATATAGAAGAAATTCAAATTATGATACAAAAACTAAATTAAACGATGGTAGAATCTTATTGGTAGTTTCTCCTGATTATAGTAGCAATACTACCGGTAGTTTTATCATGAGACTCTTGACGAAAGACTCTTTATCCGATGAATTTGTTCTTCCTAAATCTTACGGGTACCTGTATGCTGATGATAACTTATATCCTTTACAAATAGGAGAAACACATATTTGCTATTTTTATCAAAACATCAATCTTGAATATGTTTTCAACCTGTATGATTTTGATTTTAATCTAGTAAACAGCGTTACTTTATCTGGATTGACCAACTTAGATTCTTATAATTCAGGCCAATTTGGTGCCGATAATTCTCCAGGATATGGAAGATACACCAATGGTTATGGAAAGAGATTTTATTTTCATTTGCAGAATTCAGCTGAAAGCCGCGATTTTTATTTTATGATAACTCCAACATCACACTTCTTAAAAGAAGTCAGCATTTCGGGAAATCTGCAAGCCACTCTTTATAATGATATTATGTGGGCTTATCTTAATTATTAAAAAAACAAATAAACATGTACTATAACGTAAAAGTTCAAAGCTTCGATAGATTAGAAACAAAAGGTGGAGACTCTTGGTCTTCTCACACCGCATCAACTGGAACAACAGGTTCTACTGGAAGCTATTTCAACGCTCCGAGTGCAGCTTTCATCGCTGGTTTCAAATCTGATTCACAAGTCACTGCTGGCGCTTTAGTTTCTATGATTAACGCAAAGTACCCAAACAACAATACATTTTATTCTGCGAGTATTTATGTTGGAGGCACAGCTGTAGCAGATTCAACTCTATTGAATCCAAGTGATAAAATTACTTTCAAATCAGTGTACTTTCCGATACTTAAAAAATATCACAGAAGCAATCTTCCAGCTCCTGTTTCCTCAACAGGAACAACTGGCCATACTGGAGGAACTGGTCCCGCTTCTTCTGAACCTGGAACAACGGGTAGCTCTCCAGCGACTGGCACGACTGCATCATAAAAAATAATCATAACAATGGCAACTATCAAATCAACAATTAATCTGCAAACATCAACGTTGTTTCCTACACCAGTGACAGTAAATGTTCCAGTGACTGAGCAAGTCAATTTGGATTCGAATTTTACTAATGTAACAATCGCTCCTTCTTCAGATGCGATAGCATATACTAGTCCATCTTCAAACACTGGAAATATAGTCTATTTCTACATACAATCTCCGTTGACCAACTCTAACAAAGTCGATGTTTACATCATTGATCAAAATGATAATGAGACTCTTGTGATGGCGATTCTCCCAGGAGATTTTGCTTGGTTCCCTCTTGCTACGTACGCACCAGGAGTCTCTGTGAAGATCAATAACGCAGATCCAATCAATACTGTAGTTATCAATACTTTCTATGGAGAAAGAGGATAAAATAAAAAAATAAGATACAATGTCTACTATCAATACTAGTATATCTTTAAATTCCACGGACACATTCCCTTCGGTGAATATGTCTTCATCGAATGCAATATTTTCTGCATCAAACATTTTTGGTGTTGTAAATGTTGCCGGTGATTATGTTTCTCTATCTGATTTTTCATGCGGAACGAAAGGAGCTTACGTATATGCAAAATCTCGTTCAACAAATCCAATCGGTGTTGGAATTAAATTATTTGGAAACGCAGCAATACAAAATGAAGATACTTCTTACTCGATTGCTACTCTCTATCCAGGTGACATAACAATCATTCCGATTGATCCAGCAGTTTCTTCGGTATCGGCAATCACAACATCTGGCGATGAATGTGTTCTTGAATATTCTTTCTCTGACCGCGGAACCCCGTTCGGATCTAACGCAATTTGGATGAATAATAATGATGCGACCTGGAAATATGCCATATTTGATTCAAATTTAGGAGAAGCCAAAGGATCTATTGATACTGGAATTAGCACATCATCTTGGGATATTTGGAACTATTACATTGTTCAAGACAAAGGATATTTATTTACAATGACAGATGGAAGTGGAAATTGGAAATATTGGACAATTGATTCAAAGGGAGCTTTTCACGAAGGAGTAACTTTGGAAGGCGGAGATTTTAATACATACCAAGATAATATAGACTCGGTCTTGATTCTTGACTATGTGATAGGAACAACAAAATATGTTGCTTCTTTTGATGGAGACGTTGTATACACTCACTCGTTAGACCAATATGATTACTATAATTCATATTTCAACGGTCAGACGGGATATAATACCAAAGACGGATCTTTTACATATTATGCCCTTCATCCTCTAGTTTCGACTGTTGATTTGATTCTCTTCAATAAAGATAAGAAATACATCCTAGGAACTTATCCATCGCCTGCTTATCTCACAACTCTCACGAAACCTATCGGTAATTTTATCGCTGTAATAGAACACTTTCATAATGGAAGTTCTAGGGTCACTGGATTAAAGGTATTTAACACCAACGGAACTCTTCTTCAAAACGTTCAATACACAAACCCGAGTCTTATCATCAGTGCATTTGATTATTATGGAAACGGGAAATTTTGGATGGTGTTGAGCGATAGCTATTACTGGTATGCTATAACATATGATGAAAACACAAATATTCTTTTAGGAGGAGACTTAAACTGGAAATATGATTCGTTCAATCACACAAATTGGAGCCACAGCTTTGAAACTCTAAATGTATATAATAATGAACTACTTTCATTCAATCCTGAATCAATTTTGTTTAGTTTTTATTCTCCTTACACCGAAGGACATGTGTATGGAAATTATTTTTACTACCAAGACTATGTCACTCTTGCTTACGTATTCGAAGGAATGACTCAGCCAGGAGAAGTTGTGTTAGGCAATGGATCAGACAACGGATCAATGCCTACCAAATACATTTATGAAATTAATCAGCAAGCGACAAAATCTCGCATAACTATTACGTACACGACAGATCCAGCATCTGGAGATCTGCGAGCTTTGACTCTCACACCTACGGGTGTTGTTGATGATCAAATTGCGGCAAATGTAGGAGATTTTAATAATTTTGATTCTGCCCAGTTTGGAAATGATTACCTTTACTATTTCTTTTACAACGGATTAAATCCAAGTACATCACCGATTGGAAAATTAGTGATACATGGAATCAATACCGGAAAGCCTAATAATATCCTGGACATTGTCAACTACACAATGGATGGAGATTCCATATATTATAACTATTACAACAACAACTTTTTCATAGGAGATTATCTTACAGGAAACATTTGGTACTTCAACACTGCGACGAAAAAAATGACTCTGTGGAGAAACGTCCCTGTTGGATTCATAGAATCTGTGGGTGGATATAACAACTTATTCAATTTATCAATCAGATGGTTCCCGAGTAATGCTTCGATCCAAACTGGCGTGATTCCTGAAAAGCTAGCCTTTTTAGGAGTGAAGCCTCCGTTCAATGCTGCTATTAATGACGTCACGATATTTGATGGAGGCAGAATCACGAACAGTGTCGTTCTTCCAAACAATGGATCTGTGAGTGATTATTTTTCATACGGTATGGGAAATGGAGTGTTTTACGAGACTACGAACGATAAGATCGTATTCTGCTATTATGATGGTAATGATCCATACGAGCCTGGAGATCCTAATACTGATCAAGTATATCATTTCATCATATATGACCAAAATCTAAACTTGATCAAGCGCACAGATCTACCTTTCATTCAGGATAACAATGAGTTTGATTATAACTACGAGTTTCAAAGATACACCGGAGTCGTAGGAAATCGTATAATGAGCATTTTTTACAACGCTTCTCCGTATGGTGATAACACATACACATTTGTGATGATGACTCCCGAAGGAGTCATCGAAAGATACACTTTCCCGGATTGGTATGATTATTATGTAAATGATTCTACATTCAACAATTAGTAAATCTATATTCTAAAAATAAAAAAATTCAATGAAATACATTATCAATTTAAAAATATACGATGAAGTAACTGTTTCTTCTGGAAACACAGGTGTCACAGGAACTACCGGATCTACAGGAATCACAGGTTCTACAGGAAATACGGCAACAGCAGCAATGCCTAAGTTTTTTCCTAAATTCAACCTTAAGCCCAATTTTTCTGCTCCAGCTTCCGTGGAAGTTCCAGACACGCTGACAAAATTAAAGTCTAGCTATTACACATTTGTGTATTCAGGCACTGGAACTACCGGAATGAGCGTAGGAGAAATTAAGTCTTCTACAAAAGCAGCAAAAGGATTGACCGGAATCACAAAAGAAATTTTTTACGTAGGCGCGACTGCTACCGATGATTCTGTGGTGATCGGCGATTCTAAGAATTCTTTGACGCATGAAATTTATGTAGGAGCTTCTAATTATACACAATCTCAAATCAGTAAGCTTGTAGAATCTTATAAAGTATCACAGGCAAAAATTTCTTTTAAATACAATACACAATCAAAGAACGCGCTGAAAAGACTAAGTCTACATGGCGCTACAGGAGTAACTGCTGCATCTCCAGCAACAGGAACAACAGGAGCTTAAAAAATATTTTGAAAAAAACTTTGAAAAAAGTGTGAAATATGCAAAACTAACACATTAGGTGCGTATATATACTAGACAAAATAAATAATTTCAAACATTCAACAATGAAACAGGTAATAAAAAATATGGTCCCAGCCTATAACGCGCCGATTAATATCGAGCAAGCGGTGCCATATCGTATATCCGGTGTTTCAATAGAACGTAGTTAAACCAAAACTTCCTATAAAAACCAAACCCCGGATCCTTAAAAAGTTCCGGGGTTTTTTTATTGTTAATAACATTTTAAAATAAATTTTTCTAGTTCAAATATTTAGTTTATATTTGTTTTAACAAAAGGAAAAAAGATCTTTATATAACTTGGGAGGTGCTACTGACGCCTGATAAAGATTACGGTACGGCTTTTGGCGAGCAAAAGCGTAAGGTGTTAAAGAATCCGTAATACGCATTCATTATCTAGGTGTGGCCGAGTTGGTGAGGCACTAGTTTTGGGAACTAGACCAGGCAGGATCGACACCTGTCACCTAGACAAAAGGTTTGAGTTGCAGTTGTACCTTAAACAGCTGACACACTGCATCTTTAGCTCAGATGGTTTAGAGCTCTAGCTTTACAAGCTAGGTATTGCACTGGTTCGATTCCAGTAAGATGCACAAGCATAGTAAAAAACTCTGGTTCAATTTTGAATATGGATAAAAAGCCGGATATTCTCCTATGGTGAAATGGCATCACGTCTGACTGTTAATCAGTTATTGCAGGTTCGAGTCCTGTTGGGAGAGCGCAACAGGGTTGTAAGTAAATCGAGAAGAGAACTTTCATATTTGGGGTACAAGCTCTAGTGGATGAGCACCTGATTTGCATTCAGGAGGTTTGGGATTCGAGTTCCCAGTGCTCCACCGTGAACTATTTTGTACCTTGGACGGCTATTAGCTCAGTTGGTTTAGAGCACCGCGTCGACAACGCGGGGGTCAGTGGTTCGAGTCCACTATGGCCGACTTATTATTGGGGACCGGTTCAACCAGCGCATGACGTGGATGGTGATCGCAGTGTAGATAATAAAATTTTGGATCGTTATACCGTAGGGATAGCGGGCTTGACTGTAGATCAAGTGTCTTTATGACTCGGGTGGTTTGACTCCATCACGGTCCACCACATTTATTGTCTGATGGTGTAATGGCAACTACGCGTGGTTTTGGTCCACGAGTTCTAGGTTCGAGTCCTAGTCGGACATCAATTGGGCAGATAGTAGAATGGTTATCACCCCGCTCTGATACGGCGGTAATCCGGGTTCGAGCCCCGGTTTGCCCACTAGGACAAACTCATGCTAGTTTGATTATTGCGGTTTGGAACCGTAGGTCAAATGAAGTTGTGGCCACAACGGGTGAATAATTCCCATGAGTCCCTGTTCTTTTTTATTGCACTGTAGTTCAGAGGCAGAACACCGAGCTCATATCTCGCGAGGTCAGGATTTCGAAATTCCTCAGTGCAACATGGAGATATCGGTTCGAATCCGGTCCGGTCCGCATGGGCGGGTAGCTTAACTAGGAATAAGAGCGCCTAACTAATTTTTAAAACAATTGATATAGATTAAAATGAAACGTAAACAGGTCTAAGTCAACAGCATCATCAGGTATGAGAGCGTGACAATAGGAAACAACTATTAAAATGCTCTCTTAGCAAACAGGTGTATTGCCTTCGGCTTTTAACCGAAAGGGCTCGGATCGTTACCGGGAGGGAGCACCAAATTTTTTATAATGACGCGGGAACAGAAGATAAAGGATAGAAAAGAAAGAGCTTGGAAGAGAAAGCAACGTCGTTTGGATATTTACTTGCGTCGTAAGAGTATATCAAACGACTATGGAATTCCGCTAAGCGCTATCGATAAAAGAGGAAAGTGTCCTGGACACTGGGCTGATCCCAGTAGTCCGACAGGCTATTCACAAAAATGCTCTTATGATAGGTGGGGCATTTGCCAATATCCTTGTAACGGAGATTGTTAACATACACAGAGGAATCGCATAGTTGGACTAGTGCTAAGTTTCGGAGGTTCGAATCCTTCTTCCTCTGCCAAAGAATTTATTATGAGCTGGATTTGTACAAGAGAAATTCAAAATGAAAACGGAGTAGTTCTTTTTATCAAGGATAAAGTCTATGAAGAATACGATGATCGTGGTGAAGCCGATGACATAGCAATTTGCTTGCTAAGCGAGCAAATCAGAAAAGTCTATTTGGCGGATGAATGGGTCAGAGATAATTTTGAAGAAATTGAAAATTAAATTTTTCTAGTTCGAATATTTGTGTTATATTTGTAATAACAAAAACGACTTAATTTATTTGTTATGAGTATCAAAGTTAGAGTACAGACCGATTTTGTCCTTGCGATGAAGGCAAAGAACGAAACAGCAAAAGCAGCGCTCAGCGGATTGAAAGCAAAGATCACCGAAGCCGAGAAAGCAAACGGTAATCGCGAATTGGTTGATGCCGAAGACATCAAGGTGATAACATCAGCGATCAAACAACGCAAGCAATCTGTCGATGAATTCATCAAAGGCGGACGTGAAGATTTGGCAAGCAAAGAAAGCGGAGAAATATTGGTGCTAGAAGCATATATGCCAAAGCAAATGACCGATGAAGAAATCACTGCGGAAATAACCAAGATCTTGGCTAATTTCGAAGGTGAAACCAATCGTGTTGCGAAGATGGGTAGAACGATGGGAGCTTTCAACAAAGCTTTCGTAGGAAAGGCCGACAATGCAAAAGTCAAAAGTATCATTGAATCACTTGTAAATTAATTGATAATGTTCAACAAAGACGCAAACTACGGAACATATTACGGAGAGCTAAAGACTTTCGAAGAAATGCAATTTGAAACCAACGAGAACTTTAGCTACGTAGCCTTTTCAGGTTCTGAACCTACGGAAAAAACAGAAGAATTCGTGGAATCTCTAAGGTCGGTGGGTGTCGAAGAAATACTTTTCGATGTCGAAGACCTAAACGACTACGCGGACACTCTCTTTTTTCGGACCGGAGAAAAGACTGATCACAAAGCATTGATGCTAATCATAGTCCCTATGAGACCTCATGAATTCAGTGAAGAAACACCGAATCACTTTAGAATGTGGTTCGACTAAAAGATAGACGAATCTAAAGATAGTTACCGTCTCATCAACGGCTAGTATGCCCATACGAAAAACAAGCGGAGTGATTTCCGCAAGGGACACTAAGGAAGTGCATGTCAAACTTCTAGGGATCATCAATCCTGCACCTAGAGAAGTCAAATTGATTATTCCTAACCAGGAGTCATGCTAGTTAAATCATTCCTGGGACAGCAGCGGCATTTGCGAGTTGGATAAATGATGGTGCCAAATTTGGACGTGTATAGGCTCTGTCTCATAAACAGTTGAAACCTTAACTGGTTACATGCGGGTTCGATTCCCGCCTCGTCCACGAAAAATATATCATGAAGAAAGTACTATTATCAGTCGCTTTGCTGGTCAGCGCATCGGCTTTTTCACAGAGGTATCGAGGATTAGGAAATGTGTACAATCACCAACCGGTGTACGTTAGTCCGTTGCTCTTGCCAATATATGCGCCAAGAGCAATCGAAAGACCCAATGTAATGTATTACTATTACCCGGATGCCGGTGTGTACTACAGTCCTAGAAACAGCGTGTACTCATACTACACTCATGATGGTTGGATCACGGTGAGTAGACTTCCTGAAGGTTTTCCTCTACCAAGCTATTTTGAGAGAGTGTACTGCTTCCCTGGCGAAAGCATTTGGACTTTTAATTATTTGCACAGAAAAAGAAAATAACGGTAGATATATAAAAAAAACTTTAAGGAAATGAAATATATCAAATTGTTCGAAGATTTTATCAACGAAGGAGAAAAGGTTCTAGACAAAGAATTGGCTCAAGCTATCCTAGATACATTAAAAGCAAAAGAAAATTCTTTTGCTGAAGAATTGTATTTATCAAACGGTGATAGAGATTCTGTGAAAAACATCTACAAGCAAAGATTGCCTAGAGAAGTAGCAGGACCAGAAAAATCTATGATGTCTTCATCTGTACTGACTCCTCTTGCTGGTGAAGAGGTTTATGTAGATGGCAGAACACATTTGGTAAAAGGCGATAAAACTGTTCTTAATCTCACACCCAAGACTACTTGGGCAGATGTTGCTAAGGCACTAGGTTTATAAGAACTAAATATCATCATTGATATATAATAAACACTAAATTGGTAGGTGGCGAAATCTCGGCAGACGCATCCTCTTGTCTCGGGGGCGTTGATAAAGAAATAAAGACAAAGTAATGGATTGACCACTCAAACGTATTCAAAACTAATTTGCTTTGCACCTAATCTCAACGTGAGTGGTTCAAATCCCTCTCTACCAGCTCAATACACCTAGTGTATATTAAAAAAAAATAGAATGAAATACATTCAAACATTTGAAAGCTTTTTGTATGAAAGTGGAAACGATCATAGTACTAAAGTCATCGCAGGAGGAAAGACAGTTTATCCTTGGACATGGGATGCTATTGTGTATGGTACAAAAGTTAAAAACACTTCTAAGACAACTATACCTACTATTTACACAGATGGTATTTTAAATAAGATGTCTAATAACCAATTTCAAGAGTTATTACAGACAACTGTTGATTTTGTCGATAAGTTAAATGATGATTATAAAACGCTTAAAGACTATGGTAAATGGGGGGTGGGCAATGCTACTTATAATGCAATGCAAAAAGAAGATCATAGACAAATGATTAGTAAGTATACGCCATATTTGACAAAATTATCTCTTATGTCAAAAGAAAGAATTGCTGATAGCAATGATGATGTAAGTAAAGAAGAATTAAATTCAGAAATGACTTCGCTTATTGATTTTTATGAAAAGCAGCTAGATGAATTAGAACTTCGCAAAAAAGAAAATGATATAGCTTGGAAAGCAACATTTAAACCCGGCACGACTTTCGTTCCTGCTGAAAATAAAGCAATGTATAATCAGTATAAGAGAATTAATGATGATATAGAAGCTGACGCAATGTTATTTACAACACAAATCTATATCTTAAAAAAGAATTTAAAATAATTATGCATTTTTATTAAAACTATCTTAATGAACGTGTATATATACTAAACAATTAAAAATATTACAGATGCAACAAACAACATTACATATCACATTATCGACATCACTGGAAACCGGTCTATGGTTTAGTGGGAGAGGCTGTGATCGTGGCATAATTGGGAGTTGAAAGTTGTAAACATAAAGAATTTACATATAAGCTTAGCTCCTAGTCCAAAAGATTTAGGAGCTTTTTTATTGTTAATAACTTTACAAAATAAATTTTTCTAGTTCAAGTATTTAGTTTATATTTGATCTATCAAAATAACATTAAATTAGAAATAATTGACAAGAAAAGATTAGAAGAATGTTTATCTATGGTGCTCTAGCAAAGATGGTCTATGCAACGGACTGAAAATCCGTGGATCGGGGATCGTTACCCCGGGGCACCACCGTGAACTATTTTGTACCTTAGCATTGATATATAGAATAAACTACATATCAAATGCCAAGAAAACAACATACCCATCATTACATTTACAAGACGACTTGTAAGGTAACAGGAAGATTTTACGTAGGAATGCACTCTACTTCTAAATTAGAAGATGGCTATTTAGGAAGTGGAAAAAGACTTAGAAGTAGCATTCGTAAATGGGGAATTGAAAATCATACAAAGGAAATTCTTGAATTCCTTCCAGATCGTAGTTCTTTAAAAGAAAGAGAGAAAAATTTAGTTAATGAAGATTTATTACATGATCCAATGTGTATGAATCTTCAGATAGGTGGAGGTGGTGGATTTAGTAGTGAAGAACATAAGAAGAAATGCTCATCAGCAGGAGGAAATAAAACAGCTTTTAATAGAAAATATGATGCTGATTTAGATAATCTTTTTAAATTAAAAGCTTCCGAATCTGCTAAGAATGCTTGGAAAAATGAAGAGTATAGAAATACAATAAGTAAAGCAAACATTGGAGAAAAAAATCCTTTCTATGGAAAAGAGCATTCAGAAGAATTTAAAAATAGAATGAAAAGGCATAAAAGACAATCCGGTGAAGCTAATTCCCAATTTGGTACTTGTTGGATTTATAATAATCATTTGAAAAAATGTACAAAAATTAAAAGATGCGAATTAAATGATTATATAAATGAAGGATGGATCAAAGGAATGAAAAAAGATTTTTTAAAATAGTCCAAAGTACACGGAATCGTACGTTCTCCTGGCCTCTCAACGATGCATACTAGGAGCCTAATAGTAGATAGGATATGTTGGCAACTTACTAATAACGCCGTCAAGGAAAAAGTTGCAAATTTGGCCTGGTAGCCCAACGGAAGGAGGCAACAGACTTAGGATCTGTACAGTGTGGGTTCGAATCCCACCTAGGTCACAAAAATTGTTCTATGGCGGAACTGGTATACGCAGTGGGTGTGCTCAAAAAGTAGGGAATAGCCGTAATCCCGAAAGCCTGAAAGGGTGTAACCCGCTCGGTTCTTGTAGGGGTTCAAGTCCTCTTAGAGCAACAGAATTTAGAAGCGGTATTTGAGATACTTCATAATCCAAACAGCGGGTCGTGGGTTCGAGTTCCACACAGCCTTCTTAGGAAGCTGTTAGTTCAGAGGTAGAACAGCCGTCAAAAAAGACTCAGGTGGATATTCTCTAAATCTCTATTCGAAGCATAGTAGAGTTGGTTACAATGCCGCCCTGTCACGGCGGAGGTCACGGGTTCGAGTCCCGTTGTTTCGGCGACAAAGTTATTAACAATTGAAAAATAAATTTTTCTAGTTCAAGTATTTAGTTTATATTTGTTCTACAATTAATAACAAAGGTCTTTGATTTATGGAAATACAAAAACGGTGCATGGTCGGTTCGTCTAACGGTTAGGACAGCCCCCTTTCACGGGGCAAATACGGGTTCGATTCCCGTACCGACTACAGCGGGTTGGAGAAGCGGTATCTCGTGGGCCTCATTAAGCTTGAGAACAGTGGTTCGAATCCACTACCCGCTAACTTCATATAGTATTCGTGATATATACTATATGGTAAACGGGCAGAAATATCACATCCTATATAAAACGACCTGCGTTATAACAGGAAAGTTTTATATAGGTATGCACTCAACTTTTGATTTAGACGATGGTTATCTAGGAAGCGGTAAACGGTTGTGGTATAGCATTCGTAGACATGGTATTGAAAATCATACTAAAGAGATTCTGGAATATTTGCCAGATAGAAATTCTTTAGCTCTTAGGGAATCAGAAATTGTTAATGAAGATCTCTTAAATGATAAGATGTGTATGAATCTTAAACCTGGAGGTGAAGGTGGATTCACTAGTGAAGAACACGCATTAAAATTCCATAAAGCTGGTGGAAGAAAAACGTTTCAGCTTTTAAATATTAAACATTGTGAAAGATTAAAACATGATGTTGAATATAAAAAAAGATGGCGTAAAACTTTATCCGATAATAAAAAAGGTAAAGAAGGAATACCACATTCCGAAGAAACAAAAAGAAAGATAGGATTATCTAATTCTACTTCACAAAAAGGGGAAAAAAATTCTCAATACGGATCTTTTTGGATAACAAACGGAATAGAGAATAAGAAATGGAAAAAAGACACTATCATACCAAATGGGTGGTATAAAGGTAGAAAGATAAAATAATTTTGATAGGATTAAGTTCGACGTAGACGAGATTAAGCCTCGAGGTTATCACTTTGTTCTAAAATCCTTAATAGGAAAAGAAGAGATAAAAAAATACATCGATTATGTAATCTACACTTACGGTAAAGATTATAAATTAATGTACAATTGAAGATATACATAGCAGGGTAGAGAAGTCCGGTCCATCTCACCAGTCTCATAAGCTGGAGTTCCTCATAAGGGAACCGGAGGTTCAAATCCTCCCCCTGCAACTATAAGATGATTATGAAAGGTTTTCACTCAAAACATTTCTTATCAAGAGCAAAGTCTGCCAGAGTGATTCAGGCTTTGCTACTTATTTTTAACTCGCAGAAGTCGTATAGTGGCTATTACTCCAGCCTTCCAAGCTGGAGACGAGGGTTCGATTCCCGCTAGGGGTACAAATTATTCTTGGGTGTTAGGAAGTATGATTCGACATAGGTCCTGAGTAAAATCGAAATTACTCAATTCACCACAGCGAAGAATAATTTATTTTTGATGTCGCAGCATATCGGATGTATGCAGCCTCACGTCCTGGGGTTGATTATAGGTTTGAATCCTATCGGCATCGCAAAATTTATATTGTGGGGTGATGTAATGGTAGCACTAGGGGCTCATAACCCCTCGGTCCGGTTCGACTCCGGCGACCGCAACTGTGAACATTTTGTACCAAAAGTACCTAATGTAAAATTAACCAACCGATGTTTGCTTCTCGACTCATCGGAATATAAAATAAAAAATGAGACGGTGTCTAACGTGGAAGAGGTTCCGTTAAATAGGTAGCTTGGTTAGCAGAGAAAGATAAACGCTCTACACGGCAAAGGTTTTCAAATTGCGGGAGTAGCTCAATTGGCTAGAGCGCCGTCCTTCCAAGTCGGAGGTTGCCGGTTCGACCCTGGTCTCCCGCTCTGCTCTGCAGAGCTTCTATATCCATTGAACGGCTCGAGCCTAGTAATTAAAAAGCAACGCGAGATTCGTTGTCAGTAAAGAAGTTGGTTGGTCTTTAAATGTGGATTTAGCTCAGCGGTAGAGCGGGACCCAGTAAAGTCTGCGGCAGTGGTTCGAATCCATTGGTCCACACGTATAAGCAAGAGGTGCTTAAAGTCTTTTATCCAAGATTAAACATGGGTAGGTTTAAAAAATTTCCACCAAACGGAAAATCGATATGGAATCACGAGAGCAAAATCCTGCCTCGCCATCGTAAGGATTGACAGGTTTTTATGTGGTAAGACACTAATGAAAAAGGCCTGGATTAAGAGCGCCTAAGAAACGCAGTCAAATCTGGGAGATATGGTTCTCGAAACAGCTAGAGTAACCAATTAAAATCTACTCATCTGGGATCTCAGGATGAGGAACATGTGGAAATAGTGTTAGTGGTAACATGCGGCCTGGTGGTGAACACTGCTGCCGAATCATTGGTTCGATTCCAATCTTTCACACTATGAAAAAGAATAAATCTCCTGGCTAGTTCATTATTGCAAAATGATGAACACAAACAAACAGCGACCACTTTGGAGAGTTGTTCCCGTCCACAGAAGTGGGTATTCAGCCCCTCATTATTGGGTAGAGGCTAAAACAAAAAAGGAGGCTATTAAATTGGCAAAGTCGGGATCAAGGCTCGCAGATTTTCCGGAATCTTGGAGCTTTCAACTGACAAAGTTATTTGATAGTAACGAACTTTAGTCTATGTAAAGAGACTCGTTAAATGGAAAGATACCACATCGAGACGGTGGTAAATGCTTTACAAAGATGGAGCCTGGTCAAGCCTCTTACTACGGTAACGTAACCAGTGGAGATAACCGAAAGGTGACGCTCTCCAGCACGCAGCTATAGCACAACGGTTAGTGCACCGGATTGCCAATTCGGGGATGCCAGTTCGAGCCTGGCTAGCTGCTCAAAACTTTCGGTTTTCATTAGGCGCTAGCGACACCGAGGAGGATAACGAGAAAGACTGTTCCGTAACTATGCTAGTAAAGCGGATATACGTTA